GCAGCCGGTAACGCGGCCGAGGTCGAGTTCAACGCCTCGAACAGCTTCTCGACCACCTGCTCCTCCGGCTTCTTGGGAGCGAACAGCGCGCCGAACTCGGAGACCACACTCGAGAATGCTCGCTCGACCTGGTCTGCCGCGGCGCGCAGCGCCAGCCCCTGCAGCGCCTCCTCGATGGCCTGGCCGGCATCCTGGGCGCCACTGGCGATGTCGAAGAACGCGTCACCTACGGCTCGGCCTAGATCGCCCGCCACGGTGTCAAGATCACGGTAGAAGTCGATGACCGACTGTAGCTGTCTGGCCTCGTCCTCGAGCGCATCGGCGATCTTGCGCTCCTTCGCGCTCAGCAGCTCACGCGTGTCTACGCCCTCGAGCCGGAAGGCGTTCAGGATCTCCTGCTCACGGGAGACCAGGGCCACCACAGCAGCCTCGTCACGGAGTGCTGAGACGAGGTCGGCGATGCCGCGGACGTTCTCCTGGACGGTCTCGAGCGCCGCCTGCTGCCGGTCTCGGTCCTCGCGCTGGGCTTCCACACGCTTCCGCGTGCGCTCCGCCGCTTCATTCGCCGCACGCTGCACGGCCGCGACTTCCTCGGGCGGTCCGAAGACGCCACCGCCGAGGTCGCGACGCTCGCGGACCATGGGGTCGATGAAGCCCAAGTCGGTGGCGAATTGCAGCATCGCCTTCTGGGCCTTATCGATCTCGGCCGCGAGGTCGCGGAACCATTCCGTGGCCGCGTCCAGGATCGGCAGAAGGTCGTCCGACCACTCGATGATGAGCTTGTCCGTCGCCAGCAGCAGAGCGGTGATCTTGTCTGCGATGAACCCGAGCGTGGCCGAAAGACCCTTCTCTCCACCGCTCAGGATGACCTTCTTGATCGCGGCGTCGAGCCTGCGGAGCGCACCGCCGAGGCCACTCTCGGCTGCATCCGCGACGCGCTTCGCCTCCCCCTCGTTCTCGGCTGTCGCCTGAGTCAGCTCCCGCATCTTCTCGGTGGAGTCGGCCAGGATCAGAGCCGCGGCTGCGTTGCGGCGACCGAACAGCTCGTTAGCGTCGCCTGCGCTGATGTTCGCGTCACGAAGGTTTTCGAAGACCTCGACGAGCGTGTTACTCTCCGTGGACACGTCGGCTGTCGTGAGGCCCATCTCGCTCAGTCGCTTGCGCGCCTCGACCGACGTGTTCGTCAGCGCCAGGAGGATGCCGCGGAGGTTGGTTCCGGCCAGCGATGCCTGGATGCCGCGGTCGCCGAGGGCACCGATCGCAGCCGCAGTCGACTCGACGGTCTCGCCGAGAGCACCGGCGATCGGGCCAGCGAACTTCAGCGCCTCCGAAAGCTGCCGGACGTTCGTGTTCGATCGGTTGCTGACGATGACCAATGCGTCGCTGACGCGCACCATCTCCTCGGCCGGCAGCGCGAACTGCGCGAGGATGTTGCTCGCGAAGTCCGCGGCCTCGCCGAGGGACAGCAGCCCGGCCGCTGCCAGATCCAGCGCAGACGGGATGGCCGTGATGGCCTCGTTCGTGGTGAATCCAGCACGGGCGAGGAAGAGCAATCCCTCAGCGACCTCGGTCGCCGTGAACCGCGTCGTCGACCCGAGCTCGAAGGCGACGTCCTTCAGCCGCACCATGTCCTCGGCTGACGCACGCGACACCGCGCCGAGCGTCAACATCGACTGCTCGAAGTCGACGAGCGTCCGCACGACGTGGCGCAGCGCGATGTACCCAGCGAACACGCCGCCTAGCTGACGCATCGTCTTGCTCAGGATGCCGGCCCCGACGTTCAGCGCAGCGAACCTTGCGCCGACTCCGGAGAGGATGCCGTGCGTCCGCTTCGCTTCGCGGTTGATCGTGCCGGTCGAGGCCGCGAACTGCGTCGCCCCAGCCTTAGCGCCCCTGGCGTCGATGGCGATCCTTAGCGTTGCCACGGCCCACCTTCTTCGCGACCTCGGCACACCACACGACATCCAGCGCGCGCACCGCGTCGTAGACCTCGACCAGCGTCTCTTCGTCGGTGATCCCGTGCAGTCGGAGATAGGCTTCGATGTCCGCCGCCGTGATCGGGTTCGGCGCCGACATGCCTAGGGACCGACTCTGGCTCAGCGCACGGAACGCCTCCCACGCCGGCCGCATGTCCTCGTACAACTCCGGGCGAGGAGGGAACCTGACGCCGCGCTCCGTGGCCATCTCGATGTGCTCGCCCCATTCCAGGTCCCACAGCAGCGCACTCGTCAGTTTCCCAGGGCGTCCTCGCGGAGGTCCTGGAGGTACACCGTGGCATCGTTCGCGGTCACGGTGACGAACTCGTAGAGATCGCGGAAAGCCTCGTCGGAGAGGTACCTGTAGCCGACCTCGGCGGTGTACGGCAGAGGATTGCCGTCGTCGTCCTCAACGTTCTTCCAGTCTAGCAGCAGCGACTCCGCCGCCGCACGATGGGTGACCTCCGTCACCTTCGCCCTGGCCTCCGGCGTGTCCATCCGGATCAGCCCACGGTGGGCCCGGCCGAGACGCTGCACGCACTCGTTGTGCGCCTTGCGCCCGGCCCTAGCGATCCTGAGCTGGATCCCGGCGCGCCAAGGGACCCACACACCTTGATTCTCGAGGTCGAGGTCGCTGGCGTGATCGCGAAGCTTCGCCATCAGGCTGGGATCCTCGCGATGCGGATGGTCTTGGCGCCGACGTCGGTGCTCTTGATGGCCTGGTATTCGAGGCTGAGGAGCACGTCGCTGTTGATGCCACCGGCTAGGACTTCGCCGTCGCTGAACTTGATCCGCGGCATCGCGATCCCGTAGACGTTGCCAGCCGCATCCTGGATCTTCAGGGCGAAGAACGCATCATCGAATGCAAGCAGCTTGTCCAGCATCGCGGTCCCTGGCACGCCTGCGGTGTTGCCGAAAAACGCGGTGATGTTGCCGGTGAGGCCGACTGTCCCGCTGCCGATGGACACTGCTCCAAGGCTACCGATCTGCAGCCGCTCCCGCAGATTGTTCGTGAGGTTGCCCGTGATGTTCGTGAGCCCAACCAGAGGTGGTACTGCCCCGTCGTCACCGAGCACGGTCCAAGCCACGTTGGTGATGGCATTCATCACATCGCTGGACGTCTGGGTGCTCGGCGTTGCGCCAGTCGACTTCGTGGTGGTGCCACGGGTCATGCTCCGCCCCAGGAACCCGAACTCGACCGTCAGGATCTGGCTCGGTGCGACCGTCAGCGCGAGGGTGTCGGGAGCCATCGCACGTAGCAGATGGAACTCAGTCGCCAGGTCCTGGAAGTCCTTCTCGAACGCGAAGTACGTCAGCGTGGTACCGTTGCTGATCTCGTCGAGCTGGGTGAAGGTGGCGGCGTTTGGCGTCACCTGGTTGCTCATGGTCTTGCCTGTCAGCGTCAGGTCCGCCTCCGTGACCGCGACTACGACGTAGTCGGTGTCGTCCGCAGTGGTGGTCAGGCCATCCGCGCGGACGAACATCCCCACGCGGAACCCGTCTTCCAGCCAGTCGCCATCGGCTCGACTGACCACGTTGGCGGCCACCGAAACGCCGGATCCTGTGGATGTCTGCTCCGCCGGAGACGCCCAGGCGCCAGACTGCAGCGCGCTCTGCAGCAGATCGTCGTACGTGCTGTAGCTCAGCTCGCCCTGGAACCCGCCGTTGGCGCGTAGATCGGTCTGGATGAGGTCCGCCGTTTGGCGATCGGACCGCAGCTCATTCGACGCGGTGCTGCCGACCGCGTTCTTCATGCTCTCGCTCGTGTACCTGGTGTAGGCCCACCCTGTGGTCGGCGGATCGACCGCGGTGATGTCGGTCTCGAGGACTCTCGCGATCGCTACTCTGTTGGCGTCTGACATGGCTAGACGAGCCCCCGCTCATCGACTTGGTATGGGATGATGATGTTGTCCTGCCACCACGCGCCGTCACTGCCCACTCTGGTCAGATACGGCGTGAGATGCTTGAGCCCGACAATGTCCTTGTCGCGGAACCACGCGTTCACGTGGTAGATGACGACCAGTGCCGTCCGGGTCCCGGTCTCGATCGGGGTGAACACCTGCGCGATCGACACGCCAGCGTGCCGGTACATCGGCAGCCCAATCGTCGACCGCTCGGTCTGTCCAGGAAGTACCTGAAAGCGGCACCAAGGTCCGGTCTCCGGCTCCTCGAACGGTGCGTTGTCGTACTGAGTCGGGAGCGGAATCACGCTCTCGATGTGCAGCTGCCATCGGGTCCGCAGCAGCGCGTCCACTGACTCGAGGAACGTCGGGATGGCGGTCACGACGGAAGCACCTGCTGTAGCTCGGCCACCGTCACTGCGACCATCCCTGCCGGAGCCTGCTTGCTGCTGCCCATCTCGAGCTTCTGGATGTAGGGCACGTTGTTGCTGATCCAGACGATTTGGTACGGCGGCAGCTGCGCAAGAGCCGCGGTGCCTCTGGTCACCGTGCCTGTGGCGGTGTCAATCCCGACCTGACTCTCAGACGGTTGGCCGATGGTCACCTGCCAGTTCGATCGAGCGCGTCCGGTGAGCACAGGCGTTCGCTGCACGAGGCGCGACAACGCCTCGAACACCAGTGTCTTCTGCAGCTTCACCACGCCCTCCGCTGGCAGCCGCTCTGCCGCCCTAGTCAGCGCCAGCGTGAACTGTGAAAGATTCTCGACCGCCATCACCGCCTCAGCTGTAGCGTCCAGATCGCCACGCGGTGGCCACTGTACACCGGCTCGACGCGGATGACCCGAAACAACGCGCTGTCGATCCGCGCAGCCATGCCCACGACCGGATCGAAGTCGAGGTCGAGTGCCGCGAGAGTGACCCCGGCGTCGTCCCGACGCACCAGGTCGCCGTCGATCCGTGACATCCGGTACGGGTAGGGTGGCGTGGACTGCACCACGTGCTCCTCGGTGTCCAGCGTGATCTCGCCAGTGGCCGGGTCGTAGACCTTGTTTTCCTCGATCAGCGTGATGGTCTTGCCGAGCCGGCGGATGATCCGCGATGCCGCATCGAGCAGCCGATTGTCGAGCTTCGTGTTGTCGGCCAACAATCCGGCGATGGTGTCCGGCCAGACGTAGGCCGTGATCGCGGGGATCACGGTCCCGCCTCCACCACCGCCGCCGGAGCCGCCGCCACCGGACGGATCGGTCTGCCTCACTCTAGGCGTCCGCACTGCCGACCGCAGGACGCTCACCGGCACGGCCGGCCGGCCCGTGATCACTCGCGGAGCGAGGCAGCGCGAGACCACCTCGCCAGCCCCGGGGAAGCCCTCGACCTGCGCGGTAGTGACGACCGCGACGACCAGCCCGCCGACCTGGACCGCCGGACTCTTGCTGGCCGAGACCGATGTGATCGCTGTGCTGAAGATGGTCTGTGCGGGGGCCGCGGGAGCAGCTACCGCCGACACGAGCCCGATCGCCGTCACCGAGCGGACGACGTGTTGGCCGGAACTCGGCGCGATGATCGCAGTGGTAGCTTCGATCGGCGCCACGAGAATCGACTGCTCGATCGGGGTCTGGACCGAAGGCGACCTCACCGCGGTGGAGGCAGTCATGGCCTTCACCGAGAACGCTATCCCGGCGTACCGGCGGACTGACGAAGTCACGGCGAGCGGAGACACCCGCAGCCGCACGCCAACCTTGGGCGCCACTACCGCCGCAGTCACTGCCACCGCCGGGACGGCCACTGTTGTCGTGCCGCCTATCGAAGGCGGGTTGGCTGCCGTTGTCGCTGTGATCGCAGCGACCGGAACGGTGACGTGCTGCACCGGCGGTAGCACCGCGGTCGCTGCCACTACCGGGTTGACTTGGACGACCTGCGCCAGCGTGCCGGACAGCTCCGGCATGTCGAAGCCGGTCTGGATCCACGTGTTGATCGACGGCGCCGACAGGGCCGGATTCCAGCTGGTGGCAGACTGCGCGTCGAGCAGCGCGATCAGATCGTCGTTCGTGCTCCCCGTGGTCCCTAAGATGAAGTCGAGGTAGGTTTTGCCGTCACGCGTCGGGTCGGTGAAAGTTGGAACCGCGAACGTCGACCCGCTGTCCCCGACCGCCGAGTAAAACGCGGCGACCGTCATGCCGGTGCCATTCCACGTCGCCTGCGACGTGCCACCGACCGGCGTGAAAAGAGTGTTCTGGACGCTGTCGAACTCGGCGGCGGCGAGGGCGTCGCTCTCCGTGACTACCGCCCCGACGACGACCGCGCGGTTCTCCCGGAAGTCGATCGCGCTGTGATCCCCGCTACCTCCGAGTGACAGGAATGTGTCGTAGAACCCGCCGGTCACGTTGCCGACGACCTCCAGGTCGTCGCAGCCGCTACTCGACGGCTGCTGTCGCAGGTCGATGAACGAAAGACCAGCCGGGCCGTTAACGCCCAGGTTGTACCGCACCCGCGTCGTGCCGGTCGTGCCGCGCGCACCCAGGATGATCGTGGATCGCACGTTGGTCGCGCCGTCGATCACGTTCCGCAGGATGTTGCTGTGCGTCTTGAGCGACAGCGTAAGCACCCCGCACCACATCGAGTCGTTGCACTCGAGGAAGTAGCTATCACGGAACGTGCAGTTGACTCCACGGACCTCATTCGTGGCGGCACCGAGGACGCGACGGTACGTGTTGTAGCGGTAGTCGCTGTCGACGTTGTTCTCGTTGTCATAGAACGCGT